CTTCAGGTATAACAACCTGCTCCCATACATCAACACTATTAGCTACAAGCGTTCCGTCTGGAGAAAAGTACTCACCAGCTTGTACGTCTACAGTATACCCTTCTTGTATGGCAAGGCTTGTGTAATGTATGTTGTTGTTTGACAACACCCACTCTTCTAAAGGATTATATCCATAGGGCTCAGATATACGTTGAGCCACCCCGATGTTAAAACTGAGGCGGTCATTTGCATTAAGTCTTAATCTCTGGGAGCCTTCAAAATATTCTACATCAGCAAAACCATCTTGTAGATACTCAACCTTAGCAATCCAATTTTTAGCTACATAACGAAGGAAATAATCCTGATCAATAAAGTTTCTACCCTGTTGTCTACGCCAGTCAGCTTCAAATAAGAATTCAAATCCTTTTACTCTACCAATAGTGGCTGCGTCACTGTATGACTTCTCTGTTCCATCATAGAATACATTAGCTCTATTCTCATAACCAAATCTAGCAATCTTACGTACACCAGCTGTAAATGAATAATCAAAAGGAGTTTCTAATACATCAGTCTGCAGCCCATTAGTTACAGAATATATATTATCATCAGCTATAGAGTTACCTCCGCTAAACGCCGTATAGAATGTAGCAAACTTAAACGTCTTTTTTACAGTTTGTCCACTAGCTGTAGATGTTGCAAGAAGAAACACCACTAGCATTATTAGAGCATATACAACTGAAGTTAAATCCTTTTTTTCTGTCATCACACCTCGAATCCGAAATTCAATACCATAAATCTAAAACGCTTGTCTTTACATCCTGCTTCGCAGAATAAGCATGCTTTAATCTGAAACACAGTTATAGTTCCAAGTCTAAATGAGATCTCGTACTTCTCTTTTTTGTTACCAGCATTCCAGCTGTTTATCCAATCAATCTTCATGATTTTATTATTTTTTTGTTAATAGTTATTCCGTTATAATTAATTAAAACCTGATACATACCGTTAGGTAGGTCTGTAAGGTCGATTACTTTCTCTGTAGTACCCGCCACTACAAGCTGTCCAAATATATTATATAGGCTTGTAATAGAGCCCAAGGGGGCTTGTATATTCAGCACACTGCTTGTAGGGTTAGGGTATACGCTTATATCTCTTGTGGTTTCTTGTATTCCTTGTGGCCATCCTTGCTCACAATATGAGTATAACTCTGCACACATATCATCCCATCCAACTTCGCAGCAGTATGGATCAATGTCTATAATCCATGCATAACACCCATCATTGAGCCAGTAAGGCTCACCAGGTCCTGTAATGCATCCTGCATCATACAAACAGGCTTCTTCATTAGAGGTATTAGCTAACTCATTGTAATTGAATGCGTTAGGGTCCATACAGTCAACTAATACTTCAATACAAGAGTCTTCAAGCTCTGTATTAGCATCTGGGTTGTAGTTAAATGCATCTGGGTTCATGCAACCATATACATAAGGTATACAGCTTCCATTCTCTGTATTAGCATCTGGGTTGTAATTAAACTGCGTAGGATCTGTACAACCGAATATCACTGGGATGCACTCTCCAGGATCTGTAGCTGCTGGGTTATAATTAAATGCTGTTGGGTCTTGACACCCTACCACTTCTAGCTCATCACAAACTCCGTCAACATCGTAGTCATTTACACAACTGTTATTGCAGTCATAATACTCTACTGGATAGTTGCAATCAGAATTTGTATTAGCTTCAGGATCATAGTTACAGGCGGTGTCGTCTGTGCAACCATATACATAAGGTATACAGCTATCTCCACAATAAGGTGTAAAGTGATACACCGTCCACTCTGGAGCACTAAAAGGTTGTAAAGCTTCTTGACCATTATTTAAGAATGGATTAGACCCCTCAGACAATAAAGTGTCTCCATTTTGATTAATAGCATAAACCGAATTGTGTAATGTTTGGAATGCTAACTCTTGTGCGGACGATTGTTGGCCTCCGTCTTGGAAGTAGTATATATCTACCTCTTCGTCTGAGTCAAGCATAATATCCCATGACTCTGAGAATATACCAGGTCCTATAGTAAATAACCACTGTTGCTCTCCCTGCTTCATGCCTATTCCAGACATACCCCATCCGTCACCAGCATCGTCCTCTAAGATAATCTGTATACTACAAGGACCGTTTAAGTCATCTATCGTTGCGGTGCTGTCATAATTCATAGCTTCTGGATCTGTGCACCCCCATGTATGCAACGTCATGCAAGTATCCTGAACCTCAGCAAGCGGATTATAGTCTATATAATCATCATCCATGCATCCTACTATAGGTGGAGTCGGTGGACAGGGCTCTGTAAAGATAGCTCCAGAATACATTGTATTCCCGTCATCAAATGTGGTAAACGCTAAATCCTCTAACTCCCATATAACGCTGTCGCAAGCAGTAATAACACATGCCCCATCTTCTCCGCCTGAAGTAGAACCATTTAGTCCGTCCCCATACTGATCTACTAGAATTAATTCAAAACCTAGAGCTACACAGAAATCATATGTATATGTAACAAGCTGATCACCGAAATCAAACTCTCCAGGGATTACCTGCTCATATGGCTGGCCATTAGCTATATTGACTATAGTAAATCCAGTTTCACCAGGCCATGTATCTAAAGTCAACTCCATAGATACAAGCGTTTCTAGTGAATCGCAGCTTACAACTTCGCAACTTCCATCGTCTTGATTAGCCCAAGGATTGTAGTTATCTGCTTCAACATTTGTACAGCCAGGAAGTATCGGTACGCATGGTTCTAATTGAAAGAATGTTGTAGCAGTAGGGCTACCAAATTCATAGTCGAATATCTCTAATCCGCAGTTATTCGTTAATGAATACCACCCTTGTCCGAAACCACAGCATATTCCGTCCCCAAAAGAATCGTATATAATAAAATTATAATCACCAGATGGTAAGTATATAGTATTGTTATGTAGTGTATTGTTTTGATAAGGTGGGCTTACAGCTACTACCTCTCCATCATGCACAATCTCCCATGATGTCTCACCAGCATAATTATCTGTTTGTACTGTTACATTTAACCAACTTGCATTATCAGGTTGAGCAAATAGGCTATCAGCCATTAACCAAAAAAATGCTACAAATAAATATCCTAAAAATCTTTTCATTATCGTAGAGCGTTTACTGAGTTTGCAACTTCAACATTTATAATAGTTCTTTCTGTCGTAGCATTTACTTCGGTAGGTGCAGTTAAAGAAAAAAGCACCTCTGAGGCTGTAGTTACCTCTATAGATCCTGATGTTGTAGATAGAGTAATAGCCATTATACTAAAACTTCTGTTATATCGTCGTTAACAGTAAACGTACCATATAGAATAGTTTTTCTGTCAGCTGCAGAGTCAATAGTGTTTCCAGGATCTTCGTACTGTAAATCATATACGTATCTGCCAGATGCAACTAATTTCATGTCTGCAGCAGAAGCCGATATAGTAACAATACCCGTAGCATCAGCATCTGCCGTACCTGAAACATCCGTAAGAGTTACAGTAAGCTGCTGACTTATAAGATTCTCGTCTACAGAAGGGTTTGTACCACCACCACCAGTAGCGTTTGCTACTGTATATAAGATTACTCCGTTACCATAAGTACTATTCATATTATCTCTAACCTGCATATAAAACTTAGATTCCCCATCACTCCCATATAGATTAAGAACAGTTCCACTAGAATCTTTAAGCGTAAGCTGTAAATTAAAGGAGTCTCCTTTTCTAGTTGTTATATCTAATCTTTTTGATATGTCAAAATTTACCTTTGCCATTTTATATCATTTCTTGTGGTTGTTGTTGTTGATCAGCTTGTTGCATTTTCTGCATAGCCATTTGCTGTTCCGCTTGAGCCTCTTGCCTTTCATCTTTTCTATCCTCTTTCATTACATCAAGCTTTTCTTTAAAGTTTTTGTCATCTTCTTTAAATCCAAGAGTTGCTTGAGCACGTATAGTTTCTATTTCTTTATTAAACTCATGCTGCATCTGAGCCATCTGCATTTCTAATTGAGCTTTTAATTGAAGTTCTTGTTGCTTTAACTGACCCTGAGCCTGCATCTCTTGCATCCTTCCTTGTTGCGCCTGTTGAGCTGCTTGTGCAGCCTGCTCAGCTTGCTGTTGAGAGTTTTGCATAGCTATTTGTTGCTGCTCATCCATCCGTTTCTTCCTACGTATAATAAGAAGTCTTTCAGCTTGATTAACATCTTTGAGAGCCCTTACAGCCATAGCATCTTCTAAATCTATCTGCTGCTGCTGTAAAGCCATTTGAATATTCATTTCTAAATACTCTTTATCCTTATCCTCCATTTCTTTAACTACGTGAACACCAAAGTTGTACATAGACAAATCTTTAAATGAAGACAATACTTTCATATTTTCCTCACCAATAGCATTTTCGTATATTTTATGAAGCACCGATTCTATAGGAAGTATCTGTAAACATCTCACTATATCCTGACAAACTCTTTTATAAAGCAACATAGATGCATTTGTTATATCATATATAGCATTATTACCTGCCGCAATAGCCTGCTGCTGAACACCCACTAATGCATCACCTTTAGGTGTAGAAGCATCCATAGCTTCGTTAATTCCCGTAGTGTCTCTAATAAGCTGTAAGTAATGATTATATAAACCTACAAGCTCATTTATATTTCTTATAGTATTTCCTATCTCTCTAACTGGAGGATTTTGGAAACCGCCTTCTGGATTTTTACTTCTATAATAGAACACACCAGTTTGTTCATATATATCATGCAGCTCAAGAGGTTGTAACTCTCCACCTTTACCCAGCTGCACATTTTCCAACCCTTCAATATCAATAATTAATCCATCTGGTTTAGCTTTAGCTACAGCTTGTTGTATTTTTAAATGGGTTAATTGAAGCATATCAGCAAAGCCTGTACAACTTTCTATCATAGATTTAGGCATCATTCGCCTAATATTAGTAGCAGATACAGAATAAGAAAGCCTACATTTTGATATATCATGTACGTTCTTAGGTACATTCTTTTTTCTACCATAATCAAAAAGATGATCGGTACCTAATATATAACTTCCCCCATATAAAGTTGCCATTTCCATTTTATGTGGAGTGCGATCAAATACACTCCCTGGCTTTTCTTTATATTCAAATCCCTTATAATAAAATCCAGTATTTCCGTGTCTACTTTCTTTTGCCTCAAAAAACATACAGTCTACAGAAATAAACTCAAAGTCTAATACATCAACCATATATTCATCATATCCATACATTGTACGTTGAAGCCTCTCATTATAATGAGTTTGAGTAAGTTTTCCTGGATCGTTACCTTGTTTGTTTTTAACCTTCTCTGCTATCTTCTTATATTCCTCTTCTGTAAATTGACCTCCAGCTAACCTCTTTAATTCTTGAATAGGTATACGCTTTACACTCCCTGCATATACGACATCTTCAAAATTAGGATCTTCGGTATAACTGTGTACAAATGATATAGGATCTATATACTCTAAAGCTATACCCTCATTTGGATCATTGCGTCTTTTTACAACAGCCATACCTAAAGCAACTAGATCATTAACAGCCCTTCTAAATGTTGTGTCATTAAAATTGCTCCACGCTAGAGTCATATTAGTTCCTATCTGAGCAGCTATTTCTGCATCAGTCTTTATGTTCGTATCCATAAAGATTTCAGCTTCTTCTAATGTGTCTGGTATTTGCTCTGGATCCATATCTATAACAGCTCCAGTTTCTTCTTTTAAAGAAAGTAAAAGATCTTTATTCTCTACCTGAATCTTCATTTTGTCCTTCATCTTATTCTTTTCAGAAGAAGATAATGGGTCTATAGACTCTAAGTTTGGATAAGGATCTCTTGATAATATCTTATTAACGACGATTTTAGCAAACTTTGGAAGAATCGGTACTGGGGTATAATCTAAATTTAAAAGACTACCATCCCCTTTATTTGGAGCTAAAGAATTTAGAAGTTGTTTATATATACTTGTATCTTGTGTACCGTTTGCATAATCTCTATTCCTTTCGAATATTTTATTTCTTTTCGCAAATAATGATGATGCTTCATTCATCTTCCCCCATTGGGAATGAATAGCCTTAGCATATTGCAATCCATAATGATCTGCCTCTTTACTTTCTTGAGATGCTAAAGGATCTGGAAAGGTACCTTTTTTGTTTACGTCGTCTTGTCCATACATATTATGCAAATATAGTGAATCAACCGATTACTTCATATCTCCTAAAGAACTTACGTTCAGTGAAATCTGTTTTAAGTTTAACCTTTGCTTTTTGAGCTGCTAATAGGGCTAATCCTGAGCTAATCGTTAAGTCAAATTTTGTTCTTTTGTCTATTTTAAATCCTATCCAATCCTCCATAGTATTATTAAAATACATCCTCCCCATTTCACCTGTATCATAATTTACACCAACATGTTCATGTATATATGCCTCTATGGAATGAGCGTGAGCTTGAATAACGTCTTGTGAGTTAGATGGTATGCCTTTTGTCTTTACTTGCACCTTTGCTGTAGATGTTTTTAAATGTTCGGGTCGGTCCATTAGATAACCGTCATAACCCCTTGATTCAAAGTATCTTGCTATACCGTACTTATTGTTCTCAATTAAGATTGGATAACCATAAAAAAATGCACACATAAGAACATCTTCATAAAATATTCTAGCAAGGTCTGGTCGAGACGCATATTCTACAACAAACATATTAGAAGGATTTTCCATATGGAATTTATTGTACATATGCAGAGCACCTTTTGATCCTCTGCCATCTACCGTAGCATCAAGATCATATGAGTCGACACCACCACATCCTCTGTCGCTAAAAGGCGGTACCTTTTGACCTCTGTCTGTTTTAATTACATTTCTCTGATCCTCTGGTGGCAGCCACGCTACTTTAAACCTTCCATTAACATCGGGGCTAAACACCGCTTCTTTATCCTTCTCTTTCCAAACAAAATTACCCTTAACTACAGGGTTGGGAAACAACTCATCGTTATATTCTATTTGTTGATATATCTTACCGATATTAAATAAGCTCCCCTCTATACTATCTCTAAAGGCTTCATCTTCTGTAAAAGGGAACTGTCTTGTAACCTCGTTGAGTTCTGACGGATCGTGCTTTAAAGACTCCCTCTCATTCTTAAGATATCTTTTAGACCCTATGATTATATTCTCTCCGTCTATACCTTCTACTGGAGATTCTGGATTATCAATAACTGGATTTCCATATATATCAAAAAACCCTTCTAAAGAATCTTGGGCTGGTATAAAAAGTCTATAGAGTCCACTTATGGTTCTACCATTCGCGTTCCTCGTCAAGGGGTTCGAATCCTCCCATAGATCCTTGTATTCTTTTCCTCCTTTGTCCATCGGATTTACTGTACTTCCCACGAGTGCCTTTCCCACGATTTTTCTTCCGACGATCAAACATGTCCTCTGAATCCTCCATGCGTCTCTTATGTCTGTAGGTCTTTCCCATTTTCCTGCTTCATCTAAATACAACAAGTGTAGCTTCTCACCGTCATATGCATTATTAGTTGTGTTTTTCCAGTTAATAACCGTATTAAGAGCCTCCCCCATTTGTGAGGTTTTATTCTTTTTAGTTATTCGTTTAGATGGTTCTCTAAAAGCTAATTCCATACGTGGATTAGTAGTACCATCTTGTATAGGTTTGAAGAAGAATGGATAGTTTCTAAACATATAAACCACCTTCTTCATGAAAATATTTTCCTGAGCATCTTTACCAGTTTTCGACTGTATACCCATAAGTTTATCTTTGACTTGGGTTGCCTCGTCAACAAGTACCGCAGAGCAGATATTAGTATACCCAGAACGACGACACTTAGTATAAAGCTGACCAATACAACGTGGATCAACTTCGCATGCAGCCATATGTAGAAAGATTTCACGTTGAAAGTTAAGGAAATATGGATAACCAATGTCTAGCTTGGTCCACTGAAGCATCATGTAATGCCGCCCCGTAATATATGTAGCTGTGCCGTTATTATAAAACCAAAAACCCTCACGCCTACGCCTAAACTCTTCCTCGATATATGGACGAAACCTCGCTCTAAACTCCCTTGGCATTTCCCCCCACTCATCCATAGAACGAATACGAGACAATTCCTGCGGCATAGGTAGCCTTCGCCACACTTGCATAGAGTCTGATTCTTTATATCCGAAAATTTCCTTCTTCGGCGGCCTTTTTGGAAGGCAAATGAGTAGCCCACCGAGTTCGATAATCTCACCTTCCGTACCGTTGGGACAAATCTTGATAGCAGGTTCATCATATTCTTTTATGTTTAGTAATACGCTCAACGCACTCTGCCCATACTATCACTCTTAAAATTAGCGACTCCTGTTTTAGGATTTGCTAATTCCATATATTTACCGCATGGACATTTAATGTCATGCGTAGCTTTACCCTCTACCATTCTAATAACAACGCTAGAACACTCTATTTCGTGCTCAGCGCATTCGCACTTATACTCCGCCATTTTATTCAATTTATTTTCGTTTAGATCCTTTTAATCTTGACTTTTCAGCCATACCTCTATTTTTAGAGGCTTTCATTATTTTTACTTTACCGCCTTTATGGTGTATATCTTTTCCGTCTCCTTTTTTAACTAATCCTAATCTAAGAAACTTCCTTCTACGTTTATTACGTCCAGCTCTTTTTTTCTTCTGTTTTTTAGAAGACTGAAACTTATCATATTCCTTTCTATAGTTTCTTTTAGATAGACGCATATTACAAAGTTACTTAGAAAACCTTTCCGCAAATCCACCCGTATAATCTTTAGCTTGCTCTATTTCTCCGCTATCTTTTAAATCTTTAATCATTTGTTCAAGTCTTTGCCTTTCAATAAGTAATTCTTTACAATCAGTTGCGGTTTGTTTTATAGATTGTAATTCAGCCTTTCGTGCCGATCCGTTAATCTCAGGATCAACAGGTTTCTTGATTTCATCAATCATATTATTAATAGCAACCTCCATGCTATTCATAAGCCTTTGTGCGGCCTCTACTGTAGTAAATTTAGACTTCGACATATAATAAATCTTCTGCACGGGTGCGATAATATTCCTTCCCGTCTATAGTTAAACGATAATCTCTGTTCTGTTTGAATCCTACTACATCTCCAGTCTTTATGTCTAAGTCCTTAGCTTCTTTACACATGTACGCAACTCTACCTTTTGTAGGTAGCTTTTCACTATGGTCTACTATTTCTATTAAATCTGATTTAAGCGAAAGCTCTTCTTGCTCTACTGATTCTAATAAGCACCAACCAGTGAGACATCTTATCTTGCCGTCTTTTTGGCTTTTATAAGCTATAGCTTGATTTCCTATAGCATGAACAGGATCATAGTTTACAACATAGGTATTATCTTCTTCAGTAAATATTTGGCCATTATTGTTGCCTCCCATAACTACTAAATGATGAAAGTAAAGCGTATCGCCTTCCTCAACTCCAGTTTCATATTTAAATGGGACGCAGACAACGGGTCCTTCTGTAACACGATGATCAAATTCATTGAATTTTGTATCCATATACAATTCAAGGCCACTATCTGTAACCATCTTGTCATCAAACCTTTTTTCAAGTTTGACAACAAATAAGTTAAATGTCTTCATGGCTAAAAGTTGCAATCAAATTCAAGCATACATGGCATACCATCTATAGCTTTCCATAATGTTTGAGCACTTTCTTCGTCTTCTATATATACAAGATATCTATCCTTACCATATTTGGCTAAATAGCGCTCGTCTTGAATTATTGTACTAACTGTTCCAGTTCCTGCTCTCATACCTATGTAATAGGCCATAGCATCTTTAGGGTCTCTTCCGACCACAATTTTTCTAATAAGTCCTTCCATTTTATTTAATCTTCTAATTCTATTCCTGTACCATCCAGTAAGTCGTCTATATCTTTATAGTACTGCTCTTCTGAGTTTTCTTCTGGATCATCCCAGGTATTATTAATAAAGTTTATTATATTATCTAATTCTTCTAGTGATTCTAAGCTATAGCTATATATAGCTTTTAATCTTATGTCTCCAAAAATATTATTATCTAATAAGCCCGTGACCATAATAGATACTACTCTATCTCGCATACCATACTTTTCGATAACCTTATCCATTTCAATAGATAATCTTTGTATCTCTAAGAAAAAAGCCTGTTCTTCCATATCTTTACGTAATAAATTCATTTTAATGCCTAAAAGTAGAGTTCCAAAAAAACGTCTTTTCAGAGACTTTGCCCTGCAAGATAAGAAATATATTTTAAGAAACTACCTTAAGAGACTTAAAGAAGTCAAACGTAATATAAACAAAAATACCGATCTCTCATTTAGCGAGGTAGAGTTTTTATTATGGGGTTATGATTTACAGTTTTTTACTATAGACTTCGCATCTAAGGATATGGGGATGAATAAAAATAATACCCAGAACCGCTTTATATATCCTATGGTAAATAAAGGGTATCTATATAAACATTTTGATAAACTAACACCCTCTAACACCTATGAAGATCATTTATTTAGAGATGAGACTAAATATAACTATAGGGTAAGATATGCTTTAACTCAAAAGGCTAGATTGTTAGTGCAGAGAGTTTATAGAGAACTAGATGGTTAAGCCTCTCCTCCAAAAAATTCTTTAACGTCCATTGGCGTTAATATTAACGATTCTGCAAAGTCTCTATATATAATAGTACACTCCTCGCCAGAAGCAACCGCCTTTACTATATCTGGGTATATCCTCATATATGCTGCAGTGCTCTTCCCTATGAATCCGTCTTTTTTGATGTTGTTGTTTTCTTGCGTGTCGCCCACGAGAAGACATCCCGCAGTATGCTCATCGGTATTACCACAATGAATAAGAATATAAGAAAAACCAGGTACATTAAGGACATGAAGCATCCCCATATGAATGTCGGCAAATCTCTTAGAGTACTTTTTATGGAACCCACCCACATTCCGAATACCGAGGCGGTACTCTCCTTCAGGTATACAAGTTTCTCCTTGTACCTTTTTATCTCTGTCCTCATCTTCGAGAGTGTAGCATAAAAACTTTCTTTTACCATCTGTTATATCGAATAATATTCCGTTAGTCGAGTCTACCCCCTTGTTGAATCTTATTACTTCTAATTTCATTTTTAATTCTATTAAGTCTAATTTTTTCAACCTCTATAGCTGGGTCTTTGCGTTTCTTCTTTGTGTTAAAATACCTTTTATTCAATCCCTGACCCCATCATCATGCCTGCCTCTTTACCTACTTCCCCAGATTTTACCATCTGATCTATTAACATTTTTGCTTGTTCTGCACCTATTGTTTCTATCAATGTTGTCAAAACTTCTTG